TAAACACGAAGTAGTAAGTTTCTTATATATGAATATGCATAAGTTTACCGAAGGTAAAGGAAAAGCATTTAGTTATTTCAGTATTGTTGCTAAGAACTATTTGATTCTACACAACAACAATAATTACAAAAAACTAAAACAGACTGACGGAGAAGACGCAACTGATTACAAAAGAGATGCGATGTGGGAAACCAACAGAGAAGATGTTTTAGAAGGACAGAAAGAATATATGGATTTATTCGTAGACTATTGGTCCAACAATCTAACTACCGTGTTTAAAAGAAAACAAGATATTGATGTTGCTAATTCAGTTTTATATCTTATGGAACAAAGAAAGAACATTGAGAACTTTAATAAGAAAGCTCTATACATTCTTATTAGAGAAATGACCGGTAGTAACACTCAACACATCACTCGTGTTATAAATGTTTTGAAAAAACATCACGTCAATTTACAAAAGAATTATCTGGCGACTGGAAGTATAGAAACTAAATATACTGGAAGTTGGGATATATTGTAGTGTAACAACGGGCGATATTTCTACCGCCCGTTAATTCCACCTTTATTTGTTAAGTAATCCGAGTATCACGATTAGTGATATGAATCCAGCAAATCCTGCTTCACCGAAGCTATTTACCAATCCAATCAAATTACTAACAATATCAATACCTAAGAATCCCCCTACAAATACTAATTGTACGAGAACACCTAAGCCGATTATATGTAATAGTACATCTTTTAAACCAGATACACTATCTATAATCATTTTGATTGTGTCTTTCATTTTAGTTTCCCCCTTTTAATGAATAAAAATCGGCATTAGAACCGATTTCAGTAATAACTATAAGTTAAAATCAAAAAAATCAATCAGTATATAAATATATATTCCCTTTTTTTAATATTTTACTATTTATTGTTAGGTAAAAACTATGGCAAAAGATTACGAAATATTCGAGGGAAAAACCCTATCAGATGTCTTCAAAGACATATATGATAATTCCAAAACCAATAAAACACAATTAGAAGTATTGATGAAAGAGGTAGTGGGATTTATCAAAGACGGAGATACAGCCGTTCAAATTATCCCTATGCTAAAAGAGTATTTAGAAATCAATGTAAAGAACGACGAACAACTTGTTAAGTTGGCAACAATCGTTCAAAGAATTACAGCAGCCGAAAAACGAATATCAGCTGATGAAGGTGAGTTCGGTTTATCAGAAGCAGAAAAAGAACAATTGATGAATGCAATAGAATCAGATGTTCAGGAGTTACAAATCAAAAAAGACGAAATAGAAAGTTCTATCAGTAAGGAAAACTAATGGCATTTACAACAACAGACGAAGGGTCTGGACTTGATTCAAATTTTGATACTGGAGCATTAGTAACAAAAGGTGAATTATACGCAATACTTGCACAACTAAAAGAAACTCAAAAATTTTATGAGTTAGAAATCTTTGAAGTTGTTAGTGTTGATGACATCAATGTAGGTGAAGTTACTGGTAGGTATGTTATATCTGAGCAAGGTGATACAATTGAAGAAGTTGAAGATAGAATATTTTTACCATTAAATTCTAATATAATTCAATTTCCATTACGAGGTGAATTATGGTTAGGTATGGAGTATAAAGGAAATCATTACTATTTATCAAGATTAAGTGAAGATATTAAAAATGTAAACTTTTCAGCTTTTAACGAAAGTACAAAAATAGAAAACAAAACTTTTGATTTTGAAAGGGGTGTTAGTGGTTCTATTGATGGAGAATTTATAGATATTAATCCACCATATATGAATGTAAAAGTTGGTGATACTTTATTACAAGGTAGATTTAGTAATTTTATTAGATTGGGTAGTGATAAAAATTATGATGGAACAATCACTATTGATAATGATACTTCTTTCATCTCTATGACTACTGAAGAAGTTCCAACAACATTACTTAATTCTGATAGAATAGAAATAACAGCTAATACAGATGAATTAGATTTGTTAGCAAAAAAAGATATAATTATTGATTCAGACGAAGGAGATGTCTTAATAGAAGCAGCAGATAGAATTAGATTGAGACCAAGAAATAGTATAATAGACCTTGATATTAAAAATGGTGGAACACTATTGACCAGAACAAAAGATGGATTCCCATTTGGACAACTTGATATGATAGGATTTTTAAAACAAGTTACGGGAATACAAAAAATATTTCAAGCGCTGATAATTGGTATTCCTAAATTATCAAGTCCAGCTACATTACCTTCTGGCGTAAAAGATATTGTTAAAGGATTGAAAGGTGCACAACAATTTGTAGACGCTACTATTAATTTAGAATTTTTAAGTCAATACATAATGGAAACAAAAACCATAGAAGAGATAAAAGCGGTTTTACCGATACCGGCTGGATTTGGTGGTATCATTGGTGATATAGCAAATATCACAGACGAACAAATTAAAAAATTAGAAGAGTTAGAAAAGTCAGTTGGAGAACAAATACAGAAAGCATCTGAATTACAAAGTACATTATCACAATCACCACCAGATGTAGGTAGTGTTAAAAACCTAATAGATGATGGAAGTTTTGATAGTTTTGATGGTGTAGCAGATTTAAGAAGTGTACTTGGTGACAATCCAAGTGATAAAGATTTAGAAAGGTATATCAGTAATGGTGGATTAAGTAGTTTTGAAAACCAAGTTTCAGATTTGAATAGTGTTGTCGGTTCAGCTGACACAGCAAGGTCATATAAAAATTTATTTAAAGCAGCAAGGAGTTAAAAATGAACAAAAATAAATTAAGAAATATAATTGAATTAGTTGTCCGTAAAGAAGTTAAAAAACAACTGAGCGAGATATTTATTAATGAAGAAAAAGAAATCAAATTAGCAGAAACGATTTCTAAACCCAAACCTAAAAGGGTTATCAATAAACCTAAAAAACAATACACAAAAAACACAGCGTTAAATGAAGTATTGAACCAAACCAAACCATTAGGTGCACCAATGGAAGATGAATATCCTACATTAGGTGGTGGAATATTAGGTAGTGATAATATGGCAGAAGTCTTAGGTTATGGTGATTTAGGCAGAGGACAGAATAAAGAAAAAGCAAGAGAAATGGCAGCAGTTGACTCAATCAAAAAAGCAGGTGTTTCGGTAGACGCAGTTCCTGAAGATGTACAAAATGCATTGACTCGTGATTATTCTGGATTGATGAAAGCAATTAATAAAAAGAAAAGTGGTGAAGGTAATTTTAGACCTTAATAAAAAATGGCAAGAAGCGTAAGAGAAATAGACAGAAATGAAGACAAGTATGTCGGAATAAGATTTCCGTTGGACCATAGTCCAGAGGGATTTTTTTATAAAACGAAAACCGTATTAGAACAATCAAAGGCAAATCTTAGAAACTTATTACTTACTACACCAGGTGAAAGAATCTTTCAACCAAGCTTTGGGAGTCGTTTAAAAAACATTGTCTTTGAACAAGGACAAGATATTCCTAATAGAGTTGAAGAATCTATTCGAATAGCTGCCGATACCTTTTTACCTTATATTAACATTATAAACGTGTTCACTACACAAGAACGAAATCAAGTCAATATTCAGGTTGAGTTTTCAGTTGCACTTAATCCAGATACAATTGAATTATTAAACTTTGACTTTAGAATTGGAGAATAGAAATGTCCGACTACGGAACAAATAAAAAAATATTATCAAAAGAAGTAAGTTATCTCGGTAGAGACTTTACAGATATTAGAGAAAACTTAATAGAGTTTGCGAAATCCTATTTCCCAAATCAATACAATGACTTTAATGAAGCATCACCAGGTATGATGTTTGTTGAAATGGCAGCGTATGTCGGAGATGTATTAAACTACTATGTTGATAATCAATTTAGAGAAACTTTAATTCAGTTCGCAGAAGAAAGAAAAAATGTTTTAGCGATTGCACAATCATATGGATATAAACCAAGATTAGCATCACCTGCTATGGTTGAGATGACATTTAGTATAGATGTTCCAGCAGTAGCTATTGACTCTGATAATTATAAACCAGACTTAGATTACGCTGGTAAGATAGAATCTAACTCAACTCTGGTAGCAAACAATGGAACAGAATTTACATTATTAGATGATATTGATTTTAAAGTGTCAAGTTCATTAGACACTATGGAAGTAAAAGCATTACAACCGTCATCAGGTAATATTCCTACAAACTTTAGATTAACTAAAAGAGGAATGGTGCAATCTGGTATTAGGGAAGAGGAAACTTTTTCATTTACAAATGCAAAAGAATTTGATAAAATAGTTTTATCAAATAATAAAGTTACAAGTGTCGTTGAAGTTACAGATAGTGAAAATAATAAATACTACGAAGTTCCTTTCTTAGCACAAGATACGGTGTTTGAAGATGAAGAAAATTCAACACTCAATGACCCAGCGTTAGCTGAGTTCAAAACCGATACACCATACTTATTAAAGTTAATTAAAACTGCAAGACGATTCACAACAAGAGTTCGTGATGATAATAAAATGGAATTATTATTTGGTTCCGGAGTTAGTGATAATGCAGATGAAGAAATCATTCCAAATCCTGATAATGTCGGTTCAAGATTAGGATTAGGTGTTTCAAGATTAGATGAAGCATTTGACCCAAGTAATTTCTTAAAAACAAGAACGTTCGGATTAGCTCCAAGTAACACAACACTTACCATAACTTATAATTATGGTGGAGCAGTAGAACACAATGTATCAACAAATAGTATAACATCATTTAACAGATTATCATATACTAATAATACACTTGGATTAGACGCTGACTTACTAAGTGCGGTAGAATCAAGTATTACAGCTATTAATGAAGAACCAGCTTCGGGTGGTGCTTCAACAGAAACCATTACAGAAATAAAGCAAAATGCATCTGCTTATTTCAATGCACAAAATAGAGCAGTAACAAAAGCTGATTACATAACAAGAGTTTACTCTTTACCACAAAAGTATGGTAATGTAGCAAAAGCATTTATTGTTCAAGACGAACAATTAGAACAGAATGGACAATTAGTTATTAATGATGGTATAACAGTTGATACGAGAAGTAAAGGAACTGCAGTCAAAAATCCATTAGCACTAAATATGTATTTATTGGGATACGATTCAAGTAAAAGTTTAGTTAGATTAAACAGGGCGGTAAAGAATAATGTTAAAACATATTTATCTCAATATAGATTATTAACAGACGCTATCAACATTAAAGACGGATACATAATTAACTTTGGTGTAAAATATAATATCGTTACAAAAAGAGGGTATAATAAAAATGATGTATTGTTTAGAACAATACAAAAAGTAAAAGAATTCTTTCAAGTAGAAAAATGGCAAATCAATCAACCAATTATATTAAGTGATTTAGC